CTTACCGAGGTTCGGACCACAATGACCGCCGAGGAAATGCTCGGCTGGAGCGCCTACTTCCAGATCCTGAACGAAGACCAAGAAAAACAAATCCAAGAAGCCAAACGCCGCCGCTAGCCCCGGCGGCTTTTTACACCGTAAACTGAAGTACCAGAAGCTGTAGCTGCCCCGTGCCTAGTTACAACGCAAATATAAACGTTACTGTAAGCGGACAAAATCGTCTCGACTATGTTTTAGCGTCTGTTGAAAAACTAAACACCATTGTATCTCGATTAAAACCTATAAATCTGCTTGCTCCCGGAGCAGGTGCAGGGGGAGATGCAATAAGAACGGCTAAAAAACAGCTCGATGATTTTGCGCGTGCCGTTGTAAATTTTTCACCTCAAGGCATCCAAAAACGAGCCAAAGAACTAAGCAATACATTGGCCGGATCTGCCGCCCAAGCTGATGCGCTTGGTATTGCACTAGCCAATGTAGGCTTGAAAAGCGGGGGATTCAAAGATCAAGTTGCAGAAGTAAGGAATTACGCTCTAGCTTTAGAAGCCGCCAACCGCAATACTGAACGTTTAACCACAATCAGTCGATCCGTCCAGCGTGGAGCAAGACTAGAAACCATTGCGGAACGTTTTGGAACTACACCCGAAGCCGTCGAACAGCGTGTAAACAATATTCGTGACATTAGGTATAAAAAACAGCGTCAAGCTGCAGCAGAAGAATATATGCAACAAAAACGAAGCGAAGATTTTGAACTTCGTTTAAGTAAAATCCGTGAAAAGCGTGCACAAGCAAAGCAAACACAAGGCCGTCAAAAAGAAGCACTGTCTAATGCCATCATTGGTGGCGCTTTCCCCCTTCTTTTTGGTCAGGGTATTGGTGCTGCTGTTGGCGGCGGTTTAGGCGGTGCTGCGGGCGGTCTGCTAGGAGGCCAAATGGGTTTTGGATTATCCCTTGTTGGGACAGCTTTAGGTCAACAGCTAGATACAGCTAGCAAAGTTGCTACAGACTTTGCGAAGTCATTAAAAGAGGGGGGAGATGCGGTCGCATTTTTAAATGAAAATTTAAGCGGTGTATCGCCTGAAACTTTAAAACTTATAAGTAATTTACAGCAGTCGGGTCAGACCGCTGAAGCTGCAAAAGTCGCCTTTAATGAGTTAGCTAAAGCTATCGGTAAAGATAATGCCGCTGCTTTACAAAAAGCAGGCGAAGATACAAATAAGTATAAAGGAGTTATAGATAGACTTGCACTAGCTTTTATTGCCGCTGGATATAGAGCCAATGAATTTTTTGATCGCATTGCAAAAAATCCTTTAAACGAGCAAAAAACTTTTACCGACAAAGCACTGGAAAATCTTTTCCCTGGTGCTGCGGGTCCTACAAAAGCACAAACGCAAGATGCAACACAACGCGTAAAGCTTCTTTCACAAGAAACTGATATTTTAAGAACACAAGCGACATTAAGCACATTAAGCACTAAAAATAGTTTAGATAAATTTATGGTTTATAGTAAACTGCTTGCAACGCAAGAATATCTAAAAACTCAAGCAGAAATAGAATTTAAATTTAAAACTGGTAGTGTAAGTAAGGAAGAACGTTTGTTGCTGCTTACTCAGGCACGTTTGCAGTTACAAGTTAATTTGAATAATACTGAGCGGCAACGTATAGAAGAAGAACGGCGCAGGCAAGAAGAAGGACAGCGCCTTGCACAAGAAGCAGCGCAAAAACAAGAAGCTGCGCTGAGGGCTCGCACTACTATTCAAAAAGAATTATTTGATATTGAACTGGCCGTAGCTAGTCAGTTAATTAAAAGAGAGACTTTTGTAAAAGGGGAAACCGCAGGGCTTGATTTACAAATAAAGCAATACGATACTATATTGCAATATAAATTTCTTTCCTTAGCTATGGAAAGAAGATTGGCTCTTGCAGAAGCAGCCAAAGTAGGTACAACAAAACAAACACTAGAACTTTTTGAGCGCCGTAAACAGTTGCTAGAAGATGAAGCTCTGTTAGAGCGTCAGCAAGCGGCAGCCCGCAAATTAACTATGCAAATTGAAAAAAATATGCAAGTACGTTCTGCAGCACAGCCTATAAATGATTTTGTACAACAGCAAAATATGCAAAAAAACATAGCAAAAGAGTACAGTCGTTTAATTATGGAAGGTGTTCTTCCTGCAGAAGCTCAACGTCTAACTAATTTTAGTAAATTAGTGCAACAGCAGTTGCTTGAAAACGAAACACAGACAAAAAATATAGAACTTCAAATCACACTTGCTGAGGCTTCAACTATTGAAGCTCAAGCTAAAGGTGCCGTTGTAACTAAGTTAAAAGAAGAATTAGATTTACTCAAAAAGAAAGCGCAAGCTATAAAAGATGCAGCCGCTCAAGGTCCCGGCCCTGGAAAAACTGATAAAGAACGTCTCCAAGAAGAGCGCGATAGAGTTAAAGAACAATTAAATGAACTAATTGATCCTATAAATCAAATAAAAAATGCAGCCGAAGGCATAGGTACTGCATTTGCTAATTCGTTTAAAGGTATTATTTCCGGCACTATGACTGCCCAAGAAGCTCTCGCCAGCTTTTTCCAAAGTGTGGCCGACCGCTTCCTAGATATGGCAGCTCAAATCATCGCCAAGATGATTGAAATACAGATACTTAATGCTGCGCTAAGTATTTTCCCTGGTTTCGGTGGTGGTTTATCCAAAGGTGCAGATATAGGAGTAAAGGGCTTTTTCCTTCCTTCTCTGCTGCCGGGCAAAGCCGCGGGCGGTTCCGTAATGGCCGGATCGCCTTACATGGTGGGCGAGCGTGGTCCCGAACTCTTTGTGCCAGGACGTTCAGGAACCATTGCCCCGAACAATGCACTTGGCTCTGGAGGATCAACCAGCGTGGTGGTCAATGTTGATGTCCAAGGCTCTAATATGCAGGGCGACGGCGGACAGGCTGGCCAACTGGGCAAAGCAATCGGCTTTGCAGTGCAACAAGAAATCATTAAACAGAAACGCCCAGGAGGATTGCTGGCATGACGTTTTACCAAGGTTATGAAGGCGTCGTCAAATTCAACGCCAGTGGAAGCAGCGCCGCCGAAGTGACCGCAGTCACATCTTGGTCGATTGATATTAAAAAAGAAATCATAGATATTACGCGCAACGGTGATACCGCAAAACGTTTAACCGGAGGGCTTATTTCAGCATCTGGCACAGTCGAACTACTTTATACGGGCGATAATAATTCTTTCATTGAAGCCATCAATACAACCGAAGACACCGGAGCGGCGTTATTTGAACTGTATTTACATCAATCCACAAATAAAAGAATCATATTTAACGGAATTATCGACAGTGCGAGTTATGGCAACAACAGGGATGACGTTGTGGCGATTAGCTGTAGCTTTGTGACCACGGGCAACATTACCTTGGAGATTTAACGTGGCCACTTTTCCGTCTATCAGTCCGACCTACGGTTCGCAAAAAACAAGCCGTCCGGTTACTCGTACTGTGCAATTTGGTGATGGTTACCAGCAACGCCTAACTTATGGAATCAATCAAAACCCTAAAAGCTGGAGTCTTACCTGGGAAGTTTCCGAAGCTGATGCTGACACTATCGAGACGTTCTTAGATGCTCGCGCTGCCGATAGTGCTAGTTTTGATTGGACACCGCTGGACGAAGCAACGTCATATAAATGGATTTGCCAAGAGTGGAACAAGTCCATTCCATATAAAAATCGAGCCACAATCACAGCCACATTTACGCAGGTCTTTGAACCCTGATGGCGTACTCAGCATGGTCAGCAAGCAGTAGTTACTCGGTCGGCAACGTTGTCCGAGCTACATCCCAAACAGGATTTGGCCTTGTTTTTCGCTGCATTGTTGCTGGTACATCAGGAAGCACTGAACCCGTCTGGCCTACCAAGACGTACAAAACAAATGGTGGCACTGCATTAGAAGGTTTTGTTACCGATGGATCGGTCACGTGGGCGGCGGTTAGCGCAGTTAGCGAGGAGCTGCAAAAGATTGCCCCTAGCGCAATTATTGAATTGTTCCAGTTTCACTTGGTTTCCGGCCTGCATTACAACCCCGCAAGCCCACCCGCTACGACCGTTTATTACTTTCACGCTGGCACAAACGATCTATCAGCAAACGTGACATGGGCTGGTCAGGCTTACACACGTTTCCCCGTTCAAGCCGAAGGCTTTGATTACAATGGCAGTGGTCAGTTGCCTAAGCCAAAATTTACTGTTGCCAACCTCAATAGTTTGCTTACTTTGGCATTGATGGACGTAAACGCCTATACGCCTGGCAATGATTTGATCAATGCGCGACTTGTACGCATTAGGACGATGAAGAAATACCTAGACGCTGTGAATTTTTCTGGTGGCAGCAATCCAACTGCAGACCCCCACGCGGAATGGCCGCGTGAAATTTATTTTGTGTCACGCAAGTCATTTGAATCCCGCAATGTTATTGAATGGGAGTTGTCAAGCGTTTTTGACTTGCAAGGTGTACGTGCGCCAAAACGTCAAACTACAGCAACCTGTCAGTGGATTTACAAAGGGACTGAGTGTGGCTATGCGGGTGCGTTGCCGGCTTGCTCCAAGACCTTGCAAGACTGTGAGACGCATTTTGGGGCAACTTCACCATTACCGTTTGGTGGCTTCCCTGGAGTGAGTGAGTACACATGATCAACGCCGCCTTAAAAGAAAAAATCCTTAATTACGCCCAGCTGCAGTACCCAAACGAAGCCTGCGGTTTGCTGGTGGTGATCAAAGGGCGCCGACGCTTTTGGCCGTGCCGCAACCTAGCTGAGGCAGCAGACGACACCTTTGAGCTAAATCCCGAGGATTATGCGGCGGCAGAAGAGGCCGGCGAGGTCATTGCGGTTGTACATAGTCATCCGTTTAGCCGTCCAGTCGCAAGCATGGCGGATCAAATGGCCTGTAACCGCTCTGGCCTGCCGTGGTACATCGTCAATCCAGTAACCCGAGAGTGGGGTGAAATCACGCCCAACGATTACAAACCCCCCTTAATTGGCAGGGAATATTGCTGGGGCAGTCTTGATTGTTGGAGCTGCGTTCGTGATTGGTACAAAGAGAAATGGGAACTAGACCTGCCCGACTGGCCACGCCCAAAACGTTCGGAATGGGACGAAGCCCCAAGATTTGAAGAGCTGTATGAGGCTGCCGGATTTCGAGAGGTGGATCTTAAAAAGCTGCAGCCCGGTGATGCCTTATTGATGTCGATTGCATCCAAGCGGCTAAACCACGTGGCTGTGTACATCGGTGAGCAGTATGTGCTGCACCACATGACAGGTCGCCTTTCGAGCCGTGACTTATTGGGTGACTGGCTCCTAAAATGCACGGGAAAGGTGCTGCGCCATGAGAGCCGTTAAGGTCTATGGTCAACTGGCAAAGCGACTGGGGCAACGAGTATTTCGGGCTGATGTGGCCAGTCCTGCCGAAGCGGTGCGTTTTTTGTGCGTCAATTTCCCTGGGCTTGATCAATGGTTGATTGATAGCGGTCAGGATGGCATCAGTTACCGGGTAATGGTCGGCAAGACCAAGGTCGGAGAAGAAGATTTTGGGATGTCCTGCAACGATGAGGCAACCATTTCAATCACGCCGGTATTGACTGGCGCCGGTGGTGTTGGGCAGATTTTGGCGGGAGTGGGGTTGGTTGCCGCAGCAATTTTGTTGGCTCCCATTGGCGGTGGTTTTTTGGGTTTAGGGGCTGGTGCCGGCACATTTGGTGCCGCTGGAGCTGGATTTACACTGGGAGCAGCAGCATCAACAGCAATCGGCTCAATAGGTGCCGCTATGATTTTTGGCGGTGTAGCACAACTTATTAGCCCTACAGCAACAAACAACCCAGCCCTGAACGCTTCACGCGATCCACGTCAACTCAAATCGTATAACTTCAGCGGAATCCAGAACACCAGCGTTCAAGGCACTCCGTTGCCGCTTGTGTACGGAAAGATGTACGTCGGTAGCATTGTGATTAGCGCCGGCATCAATACCACGGACGTGTAATGGCAAAAGATCGTCAGGCGATTACAGGTTCCAGCTTCGGTGGGGGAGGCGGCGGAAAAGGTGGCGGTGGCGCTAGTTTTGCCACTCCAACAACTGCGCGTGACACGCTGCAGTCAAAAGCGTATGTACGAATAATTGATCTTTTGAGCGAAGGTGAAATTGAGGGCTTGGCTGAAGGCAATAAGTCCATCTTTGTGGACAACACGCCGCTAGTTTCGGCTAGCAATGATGCCAATTTTCTCGGATTTACTATACAAACACGCAACGGCACTCAAAGCCAAACCCACATTCCTGGCTTCCCAAATGTTGAATCAGAGGAGGCTGTTGGGTTAAGCATCAAAGCCGAAAATAACATTGTCGGTTCATGGGGCAGGAGCTGGGAAGACACAACATTTACTAGACCCTCACCAACAACCAGCAATGCTGCTCATATTGAAATTCAATGGGTCGCTCACGGGCTGACAACAGGCGAAAAAGTTTTTCTAAATTTTGAAAGCTACAACTCGCCTCATGATGACTTATATGAAGTCACTGTTATTAACGTAGACACTTTTCGCGTTACGCGCAAAGATACGACATTTGTAGCGACAACGGGCAAAGTTTATGCAATTAAGCCATATTTAGAAATCACCGCAGATGGTAATTGGGTTGCTGGCAGCACCGTCTATATACGGTTTTTAGCGGATAGCAATGATCCCAACAAAACAGGAAATAGCACCCTTTACGGTGGCACGTATGACAAGGAATATCTGATTGAAGGTGGACGGATGCTTACCGCCTCCATAGGCGGTTTATCGCCAGGCGGTCTTTCGTTCGGAACTCCGATAACAAACAGTACGCCTGGCGTTGTTGTCAACAATGTCTCTGGTGGTACGGCTCCAAGTGGTCCATGGCAAATCAATGTCACCAGGTCGCCTAATTATGGCGTTGTTGTTGTCAAAGGCGGTTCAAATTTTGCCATAGGCGATACGATAACAATTCCTGGCAATTTACTGGGTGGCTCAACTCCAGCAAATAATGCAACAGTAACGATTACTTCTGTTTCCAGGATTCCAACATCATCTGAGTTTTATCTTGACTGGGTAGACAAAGCGGGATCATTAACCTATGCCCAAGTTGACGGTGGGTTGGTGCGTATCACGGACGCCACTTATACAAAGTCAGGTTCAACAATTACCGTCACAAAATTGAACCATGGTTACACCGTTGGCATGACGGTGCAGCTCAAGTTTGTTACCGGCACATTAAAAAGTGAAACGCCCATTGATTTCACCATTGCCACTTCCAGCACCAATACTTTTACGGTTACTCGTTCGGCTGGCTCAAATACCACTGGCACGTCTTACGTCGAAGTGCCGTTACCTGCTGGCGCAATCGCTAGGACGGTTACTGATACAGAAGTTGACCGTGTGCGCGTCACACTTAATGTTCCCTCATTGCAAACTATTAACAAAAGTGGCAATATTACTGGCGCATCGTTCACTTATGCGATTGATGCACAACTAAATGGTGCCGGTTACCAAGAAGTTATTAAGCAGCAAATCAAGGGCAAAAGCTCTGGCGGCTATTCATTTGCCCGAGAAGTTACCTTTGCCTCTTTGAGTGGATGGAACAGCACAACAATCGCCAATAATTTTCCGCTCAATATCCGAGTTCGCAGAATCAACGAAGATTCCGATTCAGTGAAAGTAGCCAATGCTTTTGCTTGGCAAAGTTACACAGAAATCAAGGACGGCAAACTGCGCTATCCAAACAGCGCATTGGTCGGCATTGAAATTGACTCGCAGCAATTCAGCTCAATCCCAACTCGCACGTATCTTGTTAAAGGGATCAAAATTCGCATACCAAGCAATGCATCTGTTGACAGTTCAACAGGCCGCCTGACTTACAGCGGTCCATGGAATGGCAGCTTTGCATCTGCTCAATGGTGCAGTGATCCAGCCTGGGTGCTGTGGGACATTTTGACTTCACGTCGTTACGGTTTTGGCGAACAAGTGCTGACCGATAGCGAAAAGGCCGCTTTTAACGGCAATGCCAGTCGTTTGGATAAGTGGAGTTTTTACGCCGCTTCTCAATTTGCCAACCAACTGGTTTCAACTGGCCTAAGCGCACCGCAACCAACAACAGAACCGCGTTTCAGCTGCAATGTCAACATTCAGAACAGTGAAGAAGCCTTCACGCTGGTCAACAATCTGTTGAGTGTTTTTCGCTCGCAGGCTTATTGGGCTGGTGGTTCAGTCACGCTGACACAAGATCGCCCGCAAGATGCCTCTTATTTATTTGGTGCATCAAATGTCATCAACGGAGATTTTATCTATCGCAGCAGCGATATACGAACTAGGCCAACAACTATCATTGTCCGCTATATCGACATCAGGACACGCGAGACGGCAACTGAAGTCGTTGAGGATGCTGCGCTGATTGCCAAATACGGCATTGTCAAAGAAGAAATTGAGGCATTTGCCTGCACCAGCCAGAGCCAAGCCGCTCGTGTGGGTCGTTGGTTGCTGTACAGCAATCAGTACGAAACTGAGACGATCAGCTTTTCAGTGGCACCGGAGTCTGGCATTGCGTTGCGGCCTGGCATGATCATCAACGTGTCTGATCCTACGCGGGCTGGCACACGGGCATCAGGTCGCATCACCACCGCGACCACCACATCCGTAACGATTGACGCTGACCGAGCCATTGCGCCTGGCGACCAACTTTCAGCGATCCTTCCCAATTCGTTACTTGAAACGAGAACCGTAAGTTCATATGACAGTTCAACAAAAGTTGTTCAGCTTTCGTCTGCATTTAGTGTCGCACCTCAAGCTAATGCACCATGGCTGCTGACCTCAACCAACATCGCCCCGACAAGCTGGCGCGTTATCAGCGTCACGGAAAACAGCAGCGAAAACATTTATGACGTTGCCGCCTTGGCATACAACAGCGGTAAATATGCATACGTGGAATCCGGCGTTGCTCTGCAGACTCGGAAAATTACGGTCTTAAACGATCCACCCGCAACACCTAAAAACATTGATTACAGCGAAAGCCTTTACGCCGACAACAACAAGGTATTTACTCAGGTCGCTGTTGGTTGGGATCCTGTTGAGCGAGCCGTCAATTATCAATTCCGCTATCGCGTTACCAATAGCAACTGGATCAACTTACCTGAAACCTCATCACACCAGGTTGATATTTTCAATGCTCCTGACGGCAACTGGCAGGTTGAAATTACTGCCGTCACCCTAAGCGGCAAGAAATCACCACCGGCATCCAGTTCATTCACAGTTATTGGCAAAACGGCGCCGCCTGCTGCGCTGACAACCTTAGAAATCAGCCCGATTGATGCCAAAACCGCTGAGCTTGGCTGGTCACCTGCAACCGATTTAGATGTGCTGCTGGGCGGCAAAATCATTATTCGCCATACACCAAATACAGCTACACCTGAGTGGCAATACTCCAACGATATTGTTCCCGCTGTTGCAGGTAACGCAACCAAGGCGATTGTGCCATTGCTGCCCGGCACTTATTTGGTCAAGCCTGAGGACAGCACCGGCAACCGCGCCTATGACGCCATTGCTGTTCAAGTCACACTGCCCGAGCCACAATCGCCGCTAACAATCACAACGTTTGACGAGGCAAATACCACGCCGCCGTTCCAGGGAAATCGTACAAATATGTTCTATGACATTGATCAAGATGCTCTGATCCTTGACCAAAGTATTTTTATTGATCAATTAGCAGCTAACGGCGATTTTGACGCGCTTCCCAGTTTGGACATCATGGGCGATGTTGCACCCTTGGGAGAATATGCCTTTAGTGCAAATTTAGATCTAGGAAATGTTTTTGATATTGACATTCGCGCCGACATTTCAACGCGAACGTTCCTGCCTGGGGACTCTTGGGATGAACGTTTGCAGGATGTTGATCTGTGGGCAGATATTGACGGCGAAAACTTAGACCGCGTTAACGCCGCTCTGTATGTCAGGACAACAACCGGTGATCCAGACGCCAACAATCCTGTTTTCACTGACTGGCAGCCCATTATCAACGGCACCCGTCAAGGCAGGGGCTTTGAGTTCAAAATGGTTGCCCAAAGTTTTGATGTAGCACAAAACATCCGTGTTGATGAGCTTGGCGCCGTTGTGACCATGAGCAGTCGCCAAGAAACGGGCAACAACATCACCAGCGGCGCTGGCACCTACAACGTGACTTTTGCCAACGCCTTTTACGCCGTTCCCAGCGTCGGTATCAGCGCACAAAACATGGCTACTGGTAATTACTATGAACTGTCATCCATCACCCGCACTGGATTTTCGATTGTGTTCCGAAACTCAGGTGGCACGGCGGTATCGCGCACATTTGACTACCAAGTCATAGGCCACGGCAAGCAACTGCCCTAAACTCCTAGTACAAAGGTCATCCCGATGGCTCAGCACGATTACGTCATTGATAACCAGTCGGGTGCGAGTTTCCGCGCCGATTTGAACAATGCCCTGTCGGCCATCGTGTCGCAGAACAGCGGCAGTTCAAGCCCGTCAACGACCTACGCCTATCAATTCTGGGCAGACAGCACCAGTGGTTTGCTGAAGATGCGTGATGGCTCAAACGCCAACTGGATCACGCTGAGGCAGCTGGATGGTGAGTTTGATACGGTCCCAGTCGAAAACGGTACGGCGGCTGCGCCTTCGATCTACTTCCGGGCAAGCGGCACTGACACTGGCTTTTACAGCAGCGGTACAGATGCCATTGATGTAGCCACGGCTGGTGTACAGCGTTTTGGCTGGAGCAGTGGCGGTGATGTAACGGTTTATGGCGGCAACGTAACCCTTAATGCTCAGGGTGATCTGCGTTTTGCCGACTCAGACAGCAGCAACTGGGTTGCGTTTCAGGCGCCTGCCACTGTGGCATCAAACGTCACTTGGACGCTGCCTAATGCTGATGGCACCTCTAACCAGGTTTTAGTAACCAATGGCAGTGGTGTACTGAGTTGGGCATCGCCTGGCGCGGGTGATGTAACGCTGGCTGGCAACAATGCCATGACCGGCGCCAACACATTTACCAATGCGACCGGCCAAATTTTCCGGTATGCCTCAACGCAAGACGGTGTACTGCTGCGTGGTCGTGCGGGCGGCACCAGTTCATACACGGTTGAGCTGGTCCCGACGACACTGACAGCCTCGCGGACACTGACGCTGCCAAATGTCACTGACACTGTGGCTGTACTGGGAACAGCGCAGACATTTACCGCCGTCCAAACGCTTACCGACCCGGCCATCATCGGCACAATCCTTGAGGACGTGTACACCATTACCGATGGTGCGGCGTTTGAAGTAGATCCTGGCAACGGCAGCGTTCAACTGATCACGCTTGGCGCCAATCGCACGCCCAAAGCGACCAACTTTGCTGCTGGGGAGTCAATCACACTGATGGTGGATGATGGCACCGCACGCACGCTGACCTGGACCGATAGCACTTGGGGAACTGGAGGCGTAACTTGGGTCGGAGGTACTGCACCAACTTTGGCAACGACTGGATATACAGTTTTGCAATTCTGGAAAGTCAGCACCAAGGTGTATGGCGCTCGCGTGGGAGACGTGGCATGAGGCATCCACACGGATTACGCGCTGCTGCTGGCGCCGGTTCGGCTGCTCCAGCTCTTTTGACAACTATTACTTGGAGTACAAATGGCATAAGTACGGGTTCATTTAGTGGAGTCAATTTTACGGCCACTACGGATGCCGCCAATAATGGCTCTTGCAATTCAACTGCACTGCCAGCCTTAACAACGACCGGCTTTTATTTTGATATTCAAGCTCTTGAATCTGGAGGGAGCATATTTCAATTTATTGGCGTCGCAAATACAACTAGCTCGGTGACCTACGGCCAGAGCAGTCAAACAAGCTGGTACACTAGCGGATCCATTTTTGGATCCGGCTCTGGAGATGGTCCTGGAACGCTGGTAGCGGGAACGCATCGAATAGCGGTTAGGACGGAAAGCGGTAACGCCAAAATCTATTTCCAAAAAAATACGCCAACAGGAGCCATTGCCGGACCGTTTTCCTGCCCAACAGGGTCAACTTTGTATGCCATTGTTATGTCTCAAAACGGCTATCAAATGGGCGACATGACAATCGCCAATGGCGGCGCCGTCTATTCAACAGGCGGCGGACTATTCTAACCCCATGGAGTCTTTAACCATGAATTACGTCAAAGTCAAAATCGACGGAAGTGTGGACAAATTTCCATACTCACTTGGGCAACTGGTAAGTGATAACCCTGGCACAAGTTTCCCGGAGCAAATTCCCGATGTAACCGCTGCATCATTTAATGTTTTCCCGGTTGCAGCCACACCGTCTCCTGACTATGACTACACAAAAAACCTAAGCAGCACAGCCACGCTCAACAATGACGTTTGGACGCAGACGTGGATTTCAACTCCTGCCACACCACAAGAAATTGCATCTCGCACGGCGGACAAGAAGGAAAGCGTGCGTATTCAGCGCAACCGCCGCTTGGCTGACTGCGATTGGACGCAGCTTCCCGACGCACCTGTTGATCGTGCTACATGGGCAACGTACCGGCAGGCTCTGCGTGATGTGACTGCACAGCCTGGCTTTCCTTGGTCCGTCACTTGGCCGGTTGAACCCTGATGGCCGTCAAAAGCAAGGTCGGCGCTAAGACCGTCCAACACACTCCCGGCAAACCCAAGCGCACCCGTCAGGGGCAGGGGCAACATTCCCTGCCTAGTCATGGGCGAAAGAAGATGCGCGGTCAGGGCAAGGGCTAATGGCTGGCACTATTGCCATAATGAGAGCGAAGCCAGAGCCTAGTCGTGGTTGAAATCCTAGCCGCCATCACGGGTGCCTCAATCAGTGTGGCAGCGT